ATCACTCTGTCCCACATCTTGTCCGGCGTGTTGCCCGCCCCGGTGTAGCCGGTCAGGGTGCCGTCGCAGTGGTAACCGGAGTCGTCCCAGGCCCGACCGATCCCCGCCTGTTGGCCTAAACCCAGGAAGCAAGCGCCTCGCAGGATCGGTGCGGAAAGGTCCACGTTGAACTGCCACGGCCGCTCTGTCACTGCCCGGTATGACATCAGACAATGGCCTCCGCTCGCATGTTCACCGGGCGCAGCGACAGCTTGTGATCTGCATCCACGTTCGTGGTGGTCTGCCCGCTGTTGTTGACCCACACGATGTAGCCGTAGCGATTTTTCGGCGTGAACGCCCCCACGTACCCCGACTGGGGCCCGACGTTATGGTCCAGGGAAAGCGACCCGATGCGACAGAGCTGCTGGACGGACTGGGCCACCGACCCGCCGCTGTAGCCAGAGAAGGCCGCGTCCCCTCCGCCACACCCCGCCCAGTTGTCGGTTCCGGCCGTCCCCGAACCGCTGTAGCCGATGTAGATGTCCATCGTCAGATTTGCCGTGGGCGCCGCCCCGAACTTCGTCAGCAGGTCGGCGAACCATTCCTGGGCGTAGTTTGCCCCGAAGTCGATCTTGGCCGACTGCTGAGCCACCGCCCCCAGATTCTTCATGGTCAGGGCATAGGTGTTGCTGCTGGTGCCCAGCGTAATCGGATCGCCTGGCACGAGGTCGAGGAGTTGCGTGGTCATTGTTGGGCCTCCAGGGCCGCCCGCACCGCGTGAACCTCGCCGGGTTGAGCAGGCGGGGTGTACTTCGGAACCGTCACGTTCGCCATCGCTGTCACTGCGGCCACTTCGGCCTGTGTGACAACGCCCGTCGCCACCAGGGCTGCAAGCATCGTTGCACCGTCCGCGGCGTCCACGTCATACGTCTGGAAATCCTGATCGTTGAGGTACGCCATGGCGGACACCAGCACGGCCTTCACCTGTTGCGGAGTGGCGTCTGCCTCGGACGCCACCTTGATCCTGTACCAAATGCCCGCGACGTAGATGTACCGTTTGATGTCCGCACGGGGGACGGGGCGGCGAATCACGGTCGTCATCACGTTGATCGCGGCCGCCGCTTCCACGTCGGGCTGGTCGGCCAGGGCCGCCAGTTCGCTTTCCCAGGGGTATGTCATATTCCGCTCCATAACCGCCGACCGGGGGCGACCCACGGCGGTCCAGCCGGTGGCCGCCGGGGCCGGCGGAAACGCTATATTCCCGTCAATCGCTTCTTGTGCGTCATCAGGCTCTTGGCGAACAGGTGGTCCATCAGGTGTCCGCCGAGGCGATAGCCCAGCACGACAACGAGGGCACCAATGAGGCCGAGGATGCCCTCAGCGATGGTTCCGCCGTCCACGCTGTAGCTGGATTGCTTGGTGCTGGTGGTAGACGTGGTGTCCCGCCCGGCATCCTGCTTGACCACCGGAGCGTTTGACATCGGCTGGCTGGTAGCCCTGCTGTTGTCCACGAGCGCGGCCTTGACGGCCATGGTGATCAGGGCCTTAACGGCATCCGGCTCCATGCCGACAACCGCCTTGGGAGCCACGGTTCCCGGGGCGGCGCACCCAGGCAGCCACAGCACGCCCCACGCGGCCAGAATGAGGGTGTTCCGCATCATTTCAGAGCCTCCAGAGCGACCGGCTGTGTGCTGGGGAATGATTCTGTCGGCGGCTTGGCCGTAGCCCGCTTGGCTTGCCAGGCTTCCACGGCCTCCATCACCCGGCCGAAGATGCCCTTGGCAGCCTCAATCTGAATCCGCAACCCCAACTCCAGGGCGTCGGCCCGCTCCTCAGCGACGTTGAGCATTTCGACCTGCCCGCGGTTGATCGCCCGCGTGTTGGCGGTCAGGTTGACTTCGGTGGCCATCTTGTCCAGTTCGGCGAAGGCGGCGGCCATCGTAACTGTGCCGTCCCTGGCCGTGGCCAGCAGGGTCAGCTTCGCCTGGTTCGTCGCATCTCGCACGGCGTACACGGCCTTGTCGTGCAGGAGGTCCACCAGCAGTTGGTTCCGGTCGTGGGCAATGCTGGCGCGGGCGGCGTCGATGTCGTTCAAGAGCTTCTCCGCCGTGCCCGCCGAGCCGCAGCCGGCGACGATGGCCAGCAGGAGGATGGGGATGATCTTCTTCATATCAGAGCCCTCCCACCATGCTGAGAACGCTGAGGACGGCCATGGCGCCCGCCGCCCACTGCTCATTCTGCGCCTGGTCTGCCATCGTCTTGATCTCCGCCGCAACCGTCGCGTAGGGGATGGGGACCGTCACGGGTACGAACCCGGCCGACGTGTTGGGGTCGTTCGGATCCAGTGGCTCCGTCACGCCGGGAATGGTCAGGACGGTTACGTTGGGGTCCGCGTTGGTCGTCTGGAGGACCGCCAACTGGCCTTGGATCATGGCCACGCCCGCGATGACGAGGGCCTTGAGTTCGGCCGCGTTGGGGGCCCCGCCGGTGGCGAGGGCCTGCAAGCCCGAGAGAAGTGCCTGTAGGAATGCCTGCACGGTCAACCTCCGTTCTTGGCGATGCCGGCCGCCAGTCCGTTTCGCAACCCCAGCAGAGCCGCGTCAGCGACAAGGCCGGCCACGCCCGCCTGCTTGGCAAGGTCCGGGTGGGCTTTCAAGTACGATTCGCCTGCCCCTAGCCCGGCCGAGATGACGGCCGAGGCGATGGCCCGGGCCGTGGGGTCCACGACGAACTTGGCCACCTGGGCGTCAATCGCCGGGCCGAGCTTCGTACCGATCTCGTTGGGCGTCTGGACGGCCTGGGCGACGGGCCGAAGGGCGTCAACCACCTGGATCACCTGCCTGGCCCGGTCCACGGTGAGCACCTTGGGCACCGAAGCCTGTCCGGCGGTTGAGCCCGCCGCCTGGGCAATGGCCGCCAAGGTGTCCGGCGTCATCGCGATCTGTCCACACCCGCCCGCCGCTACCAGCAGCAGCAGGCACGTCAGGATGAGTCCGATCTTCTTCATGTTCGCGTCTCCGGTTGGTTCTTCCCGCGTCACGGGCGGGATGGGTTACAGGGTTGTCTTTACCGCCTCAACAGCAGCACGATGACGACGATGACCAGGATCAGGCCCACTCCGCCGCCGCCCCAGTAGTATCCGCAGTCCGCCAACAGATTGAACATGCGAGTCTCCTCTACGGTTGAACGGTACCTTTCGGCCCGATGTCATTACTTCTGGCACTTCCGAATTGACTCGAGTGTTTCAAGGTGGATTCTCTCCAGCCTCTTTGAGTCCTCTTGATGTTGCTGGGCGAACGTCTCATTCTTCTTGTCCAGCGCGTCAGCCAGCCGTTGGCGCTCAACGGCGGCAAGCTCGTCCTTCTTGTCCAGCGCGTCAGCTAGCCGTTGGCGCTCAACGGCGGCAAGCTCGTCCTTCTTGTCCAGCGCGTCAGCCAGCCGTTGGCGCTCAACGGCGGCAAGCTCGTCCCGCTTGACCTGAGCGGCGGCGTTTCTCTTGCTCTCGCGCTCGTGCAACAGCACGATGAGAATGCACAGACCCACGGCCCCCGCCTGCACGACGTAGGCGATGTAGGAGACTTCCGGCAATACCGGCCCCGCCGTCTCGGCCAGCACGCCGCCGATCAGCAATACGAACGCAATTCGTGCACACGTAGCAATCATCGGTCGCTCACTCCTGGCCGGTGTCATAGCCCCATTGAACCGCCGCCCCGGCGAGCAGATTTCTCCGCCCGCCGGGCTCCGCAACCCGAGGAGGAAGGACTACCAGGCCATCCAGGTGTTGCCGGAACCGGACAAGCAGGTGATGATGACGCCCTTGCCGCTGGCCGAGGAGAAGGCCGCATTGGCGCCCGCCCCGTTGATCGTGGCCCCGGAAGGCCCATAGACCTTCAGGACTTTGTTCGAGACGAGGTTGCCGATGAACAGGGTTCGCCCCGTCACCTTGTCCGCGGCGTCGATGATGACGCCCACGGCGTCGTCGGCGGCGGTGACCGGATAGATGCTTGCGGTGCCTGCCGGCAGGCCCGCGGCGTTGGCATAGGTCGTGCCGAGGGCGGCCGTCGAGGCCCCAACGGGCAGAGTGACCGGCCCGACGATGTTCGTCGGCACGCTGGCTTTGCCGATGTTGACCGCCGTGGCGTTCGCCGTTCCGAGGTTGACCGCAGCGCCGGTCCCGCCCGTGGCGGCTCCGGCGTCCACAGTGACCGCGCCGGCCGTGCCGGACGCACCCGGGGACGCACCGCCGGTGATGGCGACTGCGCCGCCGACGCCAGCCGTCGAGACGCCAGCCCCGCCCGCGACGGTGACTGCGCCGCCCGATGCACTGGTCCCAGTCCCGGCCCCGCCCCGCAAGGAGGCTGCTCCGCCCGTGCCGGACGTGGCTCCGCCGGCCCCGCCGGCCACAGCCACAGCGCCGCCGGCCCCGGTCAGCCCGGGTGCTCCGCCCGTCACCGCGACGGCGCCGCCGGCATTGGCCGACGTGCTGGACGTGCCGCCAACGAGGCTCGCGGTTCCGCCCTGGGCAGCCCCGAGGCCCTGGACCGGCAGGGTCGAGCTTGTGCCGGTCACGCTGTCGGCCGTCACAACCCCGGCGATCGTGGTCGTCCTTCGGGCGGCCGTCATCTGGACCTTGACGCGATCGATGCCGGTAGCCGCGTCGGCGGCGGCGAACCCGATCAATTCGTTTCCACTGGCCGTCGTGGTCGCGCAGCCGGCGGAGCCCGTGCCGCTGATGGAACTGCCGTTGTCGTCCCAGTAGATGGCATCGCCCTGGGTGATGACGGAGGCGTCCTTGTCCAGGTTAGCCTCACCCAGGAAGGTCAGCACGCCGTAGGCGGCCGACGCGATGAAGTGGACGGCCACCATCGGAATCGATCCGACCACGACGATCTGGCCGGCGGCGATGTCCGTGCCGGTCGCATTGTAGTAGTTGATCGTGTGGTAGGACTTTTCGTACATGGCCTGGAATCGCCCGGCACTAACGGTCGGGGTCGGGCCCAACATGGTCGTATCGCTCATGCTCGTTCTCCGTGAAAGTTCTTGTTTCGGTGTTCGTTTCGCACGGCCCCCGGCCCCATTGGCCGGGAGCACCTCATCCGTCCTGCCCGTACTACGCCGTCTGCTTCTGCATCGACCGCGGCTCGCCGAGGGCCACGCCGTAGTCGAGGAACGTGCGGAAACTGATGCCCAGGCGATTAAAGTCCGCCTCGGCCCGCTCGATGATCGGAACCTCGGTCCCGTTCAGGAAGCCGATCTCCAGGGGGTACGCCTGCGCCGTCGCCGGGGTGGACAGGTACCAGGTCGTGGCCGACCCGGACACCGTGGCGCCCGTCAGGCTGTTGATGGCGCCGTTGGCCAGGTACGACGAACTGACCGGGCGGTACATGCCGGCCAGGATGTTCGTCGTGCCGTACTTGGTGCTGGCGGTCGTGTCGCGGACCTCGCTGGACTTGTAGAGGTTCGCGGCGGTGCCGATGAGCCCCGGCGGGATCAGCAGGAGTTCGGCCAGAAGCCCGGCCGGCTGGCCATTCGGCTGGGTCTGGTTGGCGAAGCGGATGCGGGCCGCGTCCAGGGTGGCGTAGGCCAGGGCCGCGCCGCTCGTCAGGTTCAGGCCCATCTTGTTGCCTTCGATCGTGATGGCCGAGGCGGTGAAGAACGCCGTGCTGCCGTCGGACTGGTAGCCGGTCAGCAGGCAGGCGTAGATGTCGTTCGCCACGGTCTGGGCTGACCCGATGCCGAAGTGCGTGGGCAGGGACGACAGGATGCTCATGTCGTCGTTGATGAGGTCCTTGCGGGTCAGGCCGAGCATGATCGCCTTGGTGTCGGCGGTCAGCATGTAGCTCTGCTCGCCAGCGGTCCCGTGCTGGATCTCGCCGCCCTTGAGCAGCCGCTGGAGCAGCAGGCTCGCCACCATGCGGACGCGGTAGTGCGGCTTGAAGTCCTGCACGCTGGTCACGCGGGCAAAGTGCTTCCACGCCTGCGTCTTGTTGACCGGATCGGCGTGATTGGGGTCAACGGAGGTGTACCCGTCCAGCATGAACTTGTTCATGACGTTGGACAGGGCCACGGGGAACGAGATGCTGGAGAACTCGGCGGAGATCGGGGCGTAGCCGGCCGCCATGACGCGCTCGCCGCCACGGGGGCAAATGCGCTCGTTGGCCAGGGCGTCGCTCCAGAAGTCATCGCCGTGCCCGTCCGGAAGGTTCACTCCGTTGTGGCGGGCCACGATGCGGGCCAGCTTGGACGGGGTGACAACGTGCGTTCGCTCGTTGCGGAAGAAGTCGTCCGTTAGGTTCAGGGCCTGCTGGCCATACCGCGAGTCGCCCAGGAGCCGGTCGGCGGCGTAGCCGCAGGACAGCAGCGTGGCGGCTTCCAGGACGCGGGGGTGATGGGCCATGCCCTGTGCGGCCCGGCCGGTGTTGACGTTGAAGTGGCTCTTGGTCAGGGCTTCGTTCTGGGCCTTGACGACCACGTTCTCGGCGTGCTCGAAGTTCCAGTTCTCCCGAATGGCCTGAGCCTTGATCTCCGGGAAGTCCTTGGCCAAGGCGCTGATCTTGGCGATCCGCACCTCATTGTCGGCGGCGGCGGCGTTCTGGGCCTTGATAAAGTCGCCCGCGACATCCGCCTCGGCCTTGATGACGGGCTTCGTGTCGTCCACCTTCTCGGCGGGCTTGCCCGCGTTGTCGAAGGCCGCCTTGATCGTGGCCTTGCCGGGGTCCGGCAGCGCATCGAACGCGGCCTGATCCATCCCGTAGTTGGCCTTCAGCCATGCAGCGAATTCCATGTGACTCTCCCTTGCCGCGTGTGCCGCGGCGATGCTGGCCGACGTGGTGGTGTCGGCACCCAGCGGCAAAATTGCGATGTGGTCCAGGACGGATTTCCTGGCCACGACTACCGGCCCACACACGAGCCGGCCATTGACCATTGCGGAACTGCCTTCGGCCACGAACTCGGCCTGGGTCGGCAGGCCGTGGACGCTGTTCTGGAACTTGAAGCCCTTGGCCGCCTGAGACTGCATCTCGCGGACGGTTCGGCTGCCGCCGGTGATGTCCCCGCAAGCGGTGATTCGTCCGTCCTTGCAAATCACGGGGGTCTGGCCGACGAGGGTTTCCATCATCTCGCTCGCCGGGGCGTTCTCGGCCGGGTGCCCGAAATAGACCGGGATCGTCGCCGCGGCCCCGACAGCGCCGGCGGCGTCGATGACCACCGGGAACTTCCAGCCGGCCAGCCGCATCGGCCCTCCGTTGTAGGCGGCCAGGGAGAACTTGGGCAGGGGGGCCTTGCCGTCCTTGCCGCTGATTGCTTCACCGCGGGGCCCAGGGGCCAGCTTCCCGCCCTGAGAGTCGGGCGTGTCGAGCTTGGCGGCCCCGCCACCGTCGGTGCCAGAGCCCATGGACGCTTGGCTGCTGGCGGGTACTTCGGGAGCGACGGCGACGGCAGAGATTTCCACTTCGCCGCCCCACAGGTTGGCGATGATCTCGGCGACTTCCGGGGCGTGCTCGGCGGAGATACTGGGGAGCGGCCTGGATAGCCATTCCCTGAATTGCGCGACCAGCCACTCCGCGCCGCGAAACGCGAGAAGATCACTCCTGGTCAGGCGCATACATCTATTCTGCCCTTCGCATGTGCGAGTCTCCACTACTACGCCTTCAGTAGTCGATCTCACGGACACTGCCGCGTCGGGCACGAGAGCCCGCACCTCATCAGCGATGCGCTCAAATTCAGCCCGAAAGTCTCTCACTTCGTCGCCTCCTGCTTGGCCGGCGCCGCGGCCGGGGCCTTCAGGGAACCAGGGGCCACGTCCGCCGTCTCGACCACTTCCGCCGCCCGCGGGCTGGTCAGGAAGTTCGCCACCAGCACCTCTTCGCGGTACTTCTCCACCGTCATGCCGAGGGCCTTGGCATTGGCGGCCATCACCTTGCGGTAGTCGCTGCCCTTGCGGGAGCAGATGTTCGCCAGGCTGTCCGTACCCATCTGAAGGTTCTTCTCGTCGGCGGACGCCTCCTGCTGCGGGTTCGGCCACTCGCGGCGCGGCCAGTCCCAGGTGTGGACGGGCAGGTCGCAGGCGTTGCCCGTCAGGCTCCGGGCGAGCACCTGCCGGACGTTTGGCGGCATATAGGCGGCCCCGAAGTCGCCCATGCCCCCGGTGCGGATGTCGCGGGCCTCGAATGTCCACGCGGCGAGCAGTCGGTCCATGGGCCCGTACTCCAGGTCCTTCCGCGTCTCGTCGATCCCGCGCCACCAATCGAGGTGATCATGGTTGGCCGCGGAGAAGTTCGAAGAGGACGAGTCGCCGGAAATCTTCTGGTAGGGGGCCTTCAGGCACCGTCCGATCTCGCGGACGATGCAGCGGTCGAACATTTCGTAGGTCGTGGACGGCTCCTCGGGGTGAAGCTGGGTGATGTCGTAGCCGTCCGGCAGCGTGGCGATCATGTTGCGGACGAGGGGGAACAACTCGCCCGGCGTGCCATCGGGGGCGGCCTTGTCGCCGTTCTCTTCGGCCACCAGGGGCGTGTGCATGAACAGGGCCTGGTTGGCCGCCGACTCGGCCGCCTGGATGACGGCCAGGGCGAACCGCCGCCGGTAGGCAAACAGCGGCAGGGCGGGGGCGATCTCGGGGATGCCCCGGTGCTGGCCGGGCCGGTCACTGCGGAACCAGTGGAGGACGAAGTTCGCCGGCCACACGTCGTATTCCCAGGGGAAGCCGATGTAGCCCGTGGCGTAGCTCCAGAACCCCGGATGGACGCGAAGGATGTGGTAGCTGACCGGGTTGCCGAAGTCGTCGAACCGGATGCCGTCTACGCTCGGGACGGTCAGCAGCGCGATGTCCACGAACCGCACTTGGTCGGCTTCGATAGGCCGCAGGTCGAGCTTCACAGGGGTCGCCAGGCCGGGGTTGCTGATCTGGAGGCTGAACGCTTCGCCGTCCTGGACCTTCGCCTTCGCCATCGTGCGGAGCTTCTCAGCCAGCTTCACCGCGCGGGACCAGCGGGCGAACTCGTCCTCCAGCCAGGCGTCGGCCGCGTCGTCGCCCGTCTCGACGTGGAGCCGGGGCCCCGAGCCGATCAGGTCCGTGGCGATGGTGTCCACCAGGCCGCGGGCCAGCGAGTTGTTCGCCACTTCGTACCGCGACCGATTCCGCAGGATGTAGCGGATCATCGGGTTGGCGGCGGCGTCGGCAGCCAGGGCGTCAGCCATCGACCAGTGGACGGCGTTGGTGGTGTCGGTCAGGGCCGAGTCGAAGCGGGCGGCCATCGCGCCGTCCCCGCTGAAGAGGTTGCCGTAGAGGCCATGCTGGCGAGCGGCGTCCTGCTCGCGGGGGTTGGCTGGGGATCGGCCGGCCAGGGCGTGCATCGCCATTGACAGTTCGGCGTCGGAAGCGACCAGGGCATCCCGCTCGGCGTTGACGACGGCTCCTACCGCGGCATGGGCATGGGCGTGGTTGGCGGCCTTCTTCGTCCGGACGGCCGGAACTGCCTTGCCCCTGGCGGCTCGCCACGCTCGGCTGAGGAAGTTCGCCATCAGACCGCCCCCCCATTGACGCCACGGGCGAAGCGGATGCCTCCCCCGACCTTGCTTCGGACGGCAGCGGCAGGGCGGGCCTTGGCGGCCTTGACGAGATCCCCGATGGACTGCTCTTCCGAGCTCCCCATGCCCTGGACGGAGACCGTCTTGGGCTTCTGGGCGGCTTCGGAGATTGCGGCGGCGATGTCGATTTCGTCTGCCATGATGCTTATAGGGTTTACGCCGACCCTACGATCAGGCAAGAGAAATCTGGGAATTCCTTCTTCCTATGCTACTGGTGGCATAGGACGTGCGAGATTACTGCTCCAGCGTCTGGAAGCCATGCCCGCAGTGGGGGCAGGTTCGGTATCGCCGGATTCCCCCGTCCACCGGCCGCGTGTTGCGGACGCGACGGCCTTCCGCGAACTGCTGGCCGCCACAGGCTGGGCAGATGATCCCCTTCGGCGCTACGG